CTTGGGTCAATATCCACAAGACACAATAATCCAAATTGGATGTTTTGTTGTGTTCTGGACTTGACTGTCTTAGGACCGTCTGGTGTTTGGACTGTTACCTCTTTGATGTCCTCTACTGTTGATTTACAAACGATAGTGTTTGACCCCTCAGGGATTTTGTGAAAAAATACTGACATGATATATGTTTTAATTAATGTGTACCAATGGGGGTACACTCCCGTCTTTTTTAAGCTGGGGAGCAGAACAGTAGGAGGTAACGTACATGCCATATATATAAGTTTTCAATTCACGGACTTTCATATGTGGGGGGATTTTTGTATATTGAGTATGTAGGGGGGATGCCCTGAACAAGCCCTCTTTTTTAAAAGAAAGATTGATGCCAAAAAATAATTCATTGAAACTACACCCAATATTTAGATTTTTTTTTATTAATTTTGACACCAAAAAAATAGAACATATGTCCGTAAATGACCCACTAGAGAATTATGATAAATTAAATGAATCCCAACAATGGGAGGCAGAACAGTTAATAATGGATAAAGCGTTTAGAAATTCTTTTTTAATCGTCACTAAAAAGAAAACCTTTGATGAAGTAATGCAGTCTAAGAACGGTGCTTTATTAGCACATAACCCTGATGAAGGTATTACAGACTATGAATTAGAGAATATGATGCAACATTTCATTGATGAAGAAGAATATGAGAAATGTGCAACAATTAGAGACCTAAATCCTAAATTATTTAAAACAACAAAGTAATGTATACATACAAAGCAAAACTAGATAGAGTAGTAGATGGAGATACCTTAGATGCAAATATAGATCTAGGATTTGACGTCACTGTTCGTAAAAGAATAAGATTAGTAGGAATTAATACCCCAGAATCTAGAACAAGAGACCTAGAAGAAAAGAAACGTGGCCTTGCTGCAAAGCAAGCGTTAATAGATATGCTAACAAATGATAATATAAATGACTATTTTATTTTAGAAAGTGAAAGCGTAGGAAAATTTGGAAGAGTTCTAGGAAAACTCCACATAGAAATACAAGATGAAAAAAATCCTAGCTGTTGTATAAATGATCAACTAATTAAAGATGGTCATGCAGTAGAGTATTTTGGAGGTAAAAGGTAATTACATGACAAATAAAGAAAAGACTCCCCCTAAAGGATCAGTAAGATTTTCTATTAGTTTATCTCCAGAACAAAAAAGAGCTAAAACGGAAATATTAAAACACCCTTTTAATTTTATTGTAGGTAAAGCTGGATCAGGTAAAACTTTATTAGCTGTTCAAGTAGCATTAGATCAGTTTTTCAAAAGGCAATATAATAAGATTATTATTACACGTCCTACTATATCAACTGAAGATAATGGTTTCTTACCAGGATCTGAACGTGAAAAAATGGAACCGTGGTTAGTTCCTATACGTTCTAATATGCGTAAAGTCTATAATAAATCTGCTATACTAGAAAAGATGGAAAAAGAAGAAAGTATAGAATTGGTATCATTGGCACATTTTAGAGGACGTACATTTGATAATGCAGTAGTTATTGTAGATGAGTTTCAGAATCTTAGTAGATCTCAACTAGCAATGTGTATAGGAAGGTTAGGTAAAGATTCAAAGATGATATTCTGTGGAGACTCATATCAAATAGATCTAAAAGATAAGAACTGGTCAGCATACCATGATATGGCTAAACTAACTAATTCAAAGTTTGTATATAAAACAGTTCTAATGGATAGTCATAGACATGATGCTATAGATGATCTTCTAGAATTACTAAATGGGTATCACTAAAACAAAACCAATGGCAAAATATGAATGTAAAAAATGTAATGAATCATTAGAAATCTATAAGAGAAGTCTAGTAATTAAAGATGGTAAGTTAGTATGTAAGGAAGCAAAATGTAAATGCGGTACTTATATGGACCAGGTAATTACTAAAGAGTATGAAGGGTTGCCTGATATAAAAAGAAATGAAGGAGGAGACTCTGCATTTAAATCAAATCTATCTAATTAATATATAAAACGTCACCCATGACGTATTTAAATCTTTTTTTAATTTAAACTTTTTTTATTTAAACTTTTTTTGTATCTTTGTCATATAATTAACTTATTATTAATATAAAACCAAATTTTATGGCAACTAATGAAACAAACTCAGAAAATCATACTGAGGAAGAAGTTCAACTTTCAAAAGAAGAACTAAAGCAAAGAAGAGCTGAAGTTACAGCTTATTACAAAGATCATATTAAAGATCTTAAAGTTCAAAAAGAATATGAAGAACTTTTAAGAGACATTGAGAAAACACGTGCAGAAAGAATACAAGCACAGATGTTTATTGCTCAAACTATGGCAGGACCTCAAGAAGGTACACCAGAAGAAATCAATGCGGCAAGAGCAGCAGCAACTCAACAGGCAGCAGAAAATTGGAATGCTGAACAAAATACTGCTCCTCCTAGAAAAAGAACCTTAAAACGTGCAGAATAAAAAATAAAAAAAAATGAAATACGGAAGAAAAGTTATAAAAAGAGTTATAGAATCTAAAGGCTACAAATATTTTGAAAATGGTGATTTTAATTTAAACATCATTGGTATTAGAAATTCTGCAACTGCAGATCAAGTAACAAATAAGTTTGATGATACTATAACTTTATCTTACAAAGATAATGGAGAATGGAAATATCTTGAATTTGATTGTACTACAGATCCAGGAAAATTCTATATGGAAGATCCTATTGTTGATGAAAAAGGAACAGCAGTTTTAAAACCAGGTCAATATAGAGGATCCCATAAGCTAAGATTACATCAAGGTAAATACTTAGCGTTAGGTCAATGTAAACCAGTTACAGTTTACCGTGACAATAATAGAGATGATGTATATAATCTTAATACTGAAAATTTAGATACAGGTTTATTTGGAATTAATATTCATAGAGCAACAGCAAGACCAGGAAAAAAATCTACACAAGTAGATAAATGGTCAGCAGGTTGTCAGGTAATTGCAGATAATGATGATTGGCATGCATTTTTAGATATATGCCAACAAGCTAGAGAAGTTTGGGGTAATTCATTTTCTTATACATTAATAGAGAGTAAGGATACTGATAAAACTAAAACCTGGATATAATGAAAGTAAAGAAAGTAGAAAAAAAAGTAAAAACAAGTAAGGATGAGGTAATCAAATATCAAATCCTTACTTACTGCTTTCTTAATGAAATACAAATAAGTTTATCTGATTTATTATGTTTAACTGAATTAGCTAAATTAGAATCATCTGAGCTTACAAAATTTTGTTCTTTTATATCAGATAAAAAGATATTTAAAAGTCCACAATCTTGTAGGAATGCAATTACTAAAGCAAGTAAAAAAGAATTATTAGTAAAGACAGGAGTAAATAAAAAAATTATTAAATTAAATCCTAAAATAGAAATTCAAACTGAAGGTACTATATTATTGGATTATAAATTATTAGGAGTTGAAACCGAAGAATTATAAAGATTTTTATCCTGAAATTGCTGAAGAGTGTAATGCACATGTTGATTTGGTTAATGATTTAGTAGCTTTTTATTATGGTAGAGTTAGAAATGCTCTATCAGAATTAAAAGGAAACAAAATATTATTACCAAATTTAGGAACTTTTTCATTAAGAAAAAAAAGACTTGAAAAAAGTATAAAGAGAAATAAAGATATTTTAGGTAATATTCAAAAAAATACCTATAAAGGATATGGTAAACATTTACCAATTAAAGAAAAAATAGAATCTATGGAAAAAGCCTTAGATAATTTAAATGAAGAATTAAATAATAAAAAAACTTTTAAAGATGAGAATAGGTAAATTACTAAAAGGAATTAAAAATGTAGACCAAATTCTAGAAGGAGTTAAAAATAAAATTTTTAAATCTGATACTATAGAAGCTCTTGCTGATGAAAGATGGTTAATATGCAAAGAGTGTAAAATGTTAGATAATAGTGGTTTAAATTGTGCAGCTCCAGGAACACAACCTTGTTGTGCAGATTGTGGTTGTTCATTAGGATTTAAACTTAGAGCATTATCCTCATCATGCCCTAAAGGTAAATGGGATGCAGTATTATCTGAAGATCTTGAAAACAGATTTAAAAATGAAACAGGATATAAATAAAAAATTATGGCAGTTATATTTAAAGAAAAAGGTCACATCTATGAAAGCCTAGATGAAAATCTTGAAAAAGATAAAATTGTATGGACTAGCGTTACAAGTTTTGTAGGAAAATTTAAACCAAAATTTAATGCTAAAGCTCAAGCCAAAAAATCTGGTAAAAATAAAAGATCAAAATGGTATGGTATGAGTGAAAAAGAAATACTAGATGCTTGGGATTCAGAAACCCAAAGAGCAATAACACTTGGTAATTGGTATCATAATCAAAGAGAAGAAAACATTTGTGAGTTTAATACAATAGAAAGGGATGGAGTAGAAGTTCCAATTATTAGACCAATAACAGATGATAATGGTATTAAGATTGCACCAGATCAAAAATTATTAGATGGTGTATACCCTGAACACTTTGTATATTTAAAATCATTAGGTATATGCGGACAGGCAGATCTTGTATCTATTGTAAATGGTAAGATAAATATACTTGACTTTAAGACAAATAAAGAAATTAAAGAAACTGGGTTTACAAATTGGGAAGGTATTACATCTAAAATGTATAATCCAGTTTCTCATCTTGATGATTGTAATTTAAAGCATTACAATTTACAATTAAGTTTATATGCATATATAATAAAAAAACATAATCCTAAATTAAAAATAGGTAAATTAGAGATTCAACATGTATCATTTGAAAAAGAAGGTGAGAATAAATTTGGTTATCCTATTACTAAATACAATGATCAAGGAGAACCAATAATTAAAGAAATTAAAATGTATGAACTACCATATCTAAAAGATGAGATAACAAGTCTTGTAATGTGGTTAAAAGATAATCCGCAATGCTAGTAAAATTATTTGATGTACAAAATGGTAAAGTCATACCATCAGAACACTGCTATTCTATAAAGAGTTTAAAAAGTATAATGGATAAATATCCTGATACATATATGTCTGTATATTTATTTATATTCTATATGACATGTCCTGATCCTGATATGAATCCTTTTTTTAATATGCCTGAGCATGAAAAAGAAGATATTATAATAGATGAAATAAATCTTGAAGAATCTCCTGAAGATGAGAGTATAAGAAACGCAATAAAACTTTGTGAAGATTTATATCATACTCCAACCTTTAGAGCATATAAAGGAATTAAAACAATGCTAGATAGATTGGCAAGATATATGGAAACCACATCTATAGAGCATGGAAGAGATGGGAATCTAACATCATTAGTAAATACAGCAGCTAAGTTTGATCAAATAAGACAATCATTCAAAGGTGCTTATAATGATATGAAAGATGAACAAAAAAGCCAAGTTCGTGGAGGACAAGGATTGGCTTATGATCAAATGTAAATAATTATTAATTTTAAAAACCAACAAAATGAGAAAAATTATTCCAATGGGAAAAAGGGTATTAGTTAAACAAGATCCAAAAGTAGAAACAGTACAAAGTGGATTAATTTATGTACCAGAAACACAACAACATCAACCACCATTAGGTGTTATAATTTCAGCAGGACCTAAATGTGAACAAGCTAAAGAAGGTGATTACATTCAATGGCCTGATCAAATAAACACTGTAGAAATGATGCATGATGGTGAAGAGCATATCATTATTGATGAAGCTGCTATTATTGCTATAATAAAGGATGTATAAAAAAATTCCAAAATATCAAGATGGTAAATGGGATTATAAAGAGTTTGAAACAAGAGAAGATTTTAATAAGTATCTTTTAAACATCTTTAAAGAACCAGGACAATATGAATTTGATGAGACTGCATTGTTATTTAATGAACAAGCAGTCTTATTTAATTCACAAGGATTTTATTGTGATAAACCATTTAGATCAAAAGATTTTATAAATTATTGGAATGCAGAAAAAGAAAAATGTAAAGAAGGAGCATTATTTATAGGAAAGAAAAACACATGGTATTTAACTAGAGATTATTATATGTGGTTAAATTTCTTACCTATTTTTGATAAAGAAGAGAAGAAGTATGGTTTTGCTAAAGTCAGAGATGCACAATATCATATGGCATTATATGAAATGTTAGCAGAATTAAATTATAAACATGCAGCCATTCTAAAGAAAAGACAGATTGCATCTTCTTATTTTCATATGGGTAAAATTATAAATCAATTTTGGTTTGAAGAAGGATCAATATGTAAGATAGGTGCATCTCTAAAAGACTATATAAATGATAAAGGTTCTTGGAAATTTTTAGATGAATATAAAACTTTTCTTAATGAACATACAGCATGGTATAGACCATGTACTCCTGAGAAAGTTTTATTATGGGAACAAAAGATAGAAGTAAGAATAAATAATAGAAAAACCAATAAAGGACTTATGTCTAAAATACAAGGTGCATCTTTTGAGAAGAATGCAACAACAGGTGTAGGTGGACCTTGTACTTATTTCTTTCATGAAGAGGCTGGTATTGCACCTAAGATGGATCAGACTTATGAGTATATTAGACCTGCAATGACATCTGGTATGATGACAACAGGTATGTTTATTGCAGCAGGATCAGTGGGTGATCTTGCACAATGTAACCCATTAAAAGAATTTATACTTAATCCTGAAGCTAATGATATATATGCTGTAGAAACAGACTTAATGGATGATAAAGGTAAAATTGGTATAGCTGGTTTGTTTATACCAGAACAATGGTCAATGCCACCTTTTATAGATGACTATGGTAATTCTCAAATTAAAGAAGCTTTAAAAGCTATATATAATGAAAGATCACAATGGCAAAAAGATTTAGCTCCTGAACAATATCAATTACGTATATCTCAGAAACCAGTTAATATTGCAGAAGCATTTGCATATAGACAAGCAGCAATATTTCCACAAGGAGTAATATCTAAACAATTAAAAAGAATTGAAGATAAAGAATATGGATATGAACATCTTGAATTAGAAAGAACAGAAGATGGTATAGAAGCTAATAAAAGCAGAAAGTTACCTATAATGGATTTCCCTGTCAAGAAGAAATTGGAAGATAAAACTGGTGTCTTAGTAGTATGGGAAAGACCAATTAATGATCCACCTTTTGGAACTTACTATGCATCTATTGACCCTGTGTCAGAAGGAAAGACAACTACATCAGATTCATTATGTAGTATTTTTGTATATAAAAATGCATGTGAAGTTACAAGAACTGATAAAGATGGAAAAACAGAAACATTTATTGAAAGAGAAAAAATAGTTGCTTCATGGTGTGGAAGATATGATGATATAAATAAAACACATGAACAACTAGAATTAATAATTGAGTGGTATAAAGCATGGACATTAGTTGAAAATAATATATCTTTGTTCATACAACATATGATTGCTAAAAGAAAACAAAAATATTTAGTTCCTAAACAACAGATACTATTTCTAAAAGATCTTGGATCTAATCAAAATGTATTCCAAGAATATGGTTGGAAAAATACAGGAACGTTATTTAAAAGCCATCTAATTTCTTATGCAATAGAGTACATTAGAGAAGCAATAGATGAAGAATTAAATGAAGACGGGGAAGTACTATCTCAAACATTTGGAGTAGAAAGAATACCAGATAAAATGCTATTAACTGAAATGATGCAATATTATCCTGGACTTAACGTGGATAGACTTGTAGCGTTTTCAGCATTAGTAGCTTTTGTAAGAATTCAGCAATCAAATAGAGGATATACTAAAAGAAGAGAGAATCAGGACTCAAATAACTTGGATAAGTCACAAAATTTGTATAAATTAAATATGAGACCTTTTAGAAACATTGGCAAAAGAAACGCTCTACATAAAACTAAAATAAAGAAGTCACCATATAAAAACCTAAAGTAATGGATAATTATTGGATAACAGATACAACATTTGACTCAGACTATTTCACTTATGTATATGTGGAAGTTGGTAATGTCATTAAATTTAAATACTAAGAAATATGCAACTATATAATGCTCTTCAATTAAAGAATGGTGCTAAGGTAAAAGGAGAAGGTTTAACTAGCAGTAGTCTTACGCAACCTCTTCAATTTATAAAAGCAAAACAAAAAGATGATGAATGGGCTGCTTGGAATCTTGATTGGATAGAGATGAGAGGTATGGAATACCTTAGAAAGAATGCCAGAAAACTTTTAAAAAATTACAAGTTAGCAAAAGGTATAATTGATAAAAAAGATTATATTGTTGAAGAAAATAATGAGTATAAAGATTTAATGGATATTTTAACTCAAGAAGATGAGTCAGCATTAGAACTTAAATTTTATCCTATAATACCAAATGTAATAAACGTATTAACAGGAGAATTCACAAAAAGATTTCATAAAGTACAATTTAGAGCAGTAGATGATTTATCATATAATGAAATGCTTGAGGCAAAAAGAGTACAGATTGAAGAAAATCTATTAGCAGATGCAGAAAATAAAATGCTAATGAAAATGCTTGAGATGGGATTAGATCCTAATTCAGATGAAGCAAAAGAAAAACTATCAAAAGAAAATTTAAAATCATTACCAGAAATAGAAGACTTCTTTTCTAAAGATTATAGAAGTGTAGTAGAAGAATGGGCATCACATCAATTAGCTGTTGATGAAGAAAGATTCCATATGAATGAACTAGAAGAAAGAGGATTTAGAGACATGCTTATTTCAGATAGAGAATTTTGGCATTTTAAAATGATGGAAGATGATTATGATGTAGAATTATGGAATCCTGTATTAACATTTTATCATAAATCTCCTGACTCAAGATACATATCTGATTCTAACTTTGTAGGTAAATGTGATATGATGTCTCCTTCAGATGTTGTTGATAAGTATGGATACTTAATGACAGAAAACCAATTACATTCTTTACAACAAATTTACCCAGCAATTTCAGCTAGGTATATGCAAACAGGTGTGCAAAATGATGGTTCATTTTATGATGCAAGTAAATCTCACAAATGGAATGTTGGCGCACCATCATTACAATACAGACAATTTATGAGTAACTGGGATTCTGATCCATCAACAGGAGGAGATATTGTTAACTGGATACTTAGAGAAGGTGATGATATATATAATTGGGGTGATGGGGATATGATGAGGGTTACTACAACATATTGGAAAACTCAAAGGAAAGTGGGACATTTAATTAGAATAGATCAAAACGGAGATGTAACACAAGAAATAATAGATGAAACATATAAAGTAACTGAAAAACCTGTTTATAATACAAACTTATTTAAAGAAAAAACAAAAGAGAATTTAGTACAAGGAGAACATGTTGATTGGATATGGATTAATGAAGTGTGGGGTGGTGTTAAAATTGGTCCTAATTTACCTACGTACTGGAAAGAAAATAATCAAGGTGATGAATTTAATCCAATCTATATTGGTATAAATAGAACTAAACCAGGAAGAATTCCATTTCAATTTAAAGGTGATAATAGCTTATATGGTTGTAAACTTCCTGTTGAAGGTAGAGTATTCTCTGATAGAAATACAAGATCAACTTCTTTAGTAGATCTTATGAAACCATATCAAATTGGTTATAATATGGTTAATAACCAGATAGCAGATATACTAGTAGATGAATTAGGAACTGTTATTATGTTTGATCAAAATGCTTTACCACGTCACTCAATGGGTGAAGACTGGGGTAAGAATAATCTTGCTAAAGCATATGTTGCAATGAAAGACTTTGGTATGATGCCGTTAGATACATCAATTACTAATACAGAAAATGCAACAAACTTTAATCATTATCAAACATTAAATCTTGAACAATCAGGAAGATTAATGTCTAGAATACAATTAGCTAATCATTTTAAACAACAAGCATTTGATGCAATAGGTATTAATCCTCAAAGATTAGGAAGTCCTATATCACAAGAAACGGCAACTGGTGTTATTAATGCAATGAATCAATCATATGCACAAACTGAAATATATTTTGTACAACATTCAGATCAATTAATGCCACGTGTACATCAAATGAGAACAGATCTTGCACAATTTTATAATAGCACAAACCCAAGTGTAAGATTAACATATATAAATTCTGAAGCAGAAAAAGTTAATTTTCAAATAAATGGGACAGAATTATTAATGAGAGATTTTAATATTTTCTGTACAACTAAAACAAATCATAGAGCTACTCTTGATCAATTAAAACAATTAGCACTACAAAATAATACTTCTGGTGCAAGTATATATGATCTTGGTAGTATTGTTAAAGCAGATTCTATTGCAGAAGTTTCAGACATTCTTAAAGATGCTGAAACAAAACAAGAAGCTATGCAAAGATCTCAACAAGAATCTCAACAGCAAATGCAACAACAACAACTTGAAGCACAAGCTGCAGAGAAACAAGCTGAACGTGACTTTGAGACACAACAAAAAGAAGCAGATAGAAGAAAAGATCTTATGGTTGCTGAAATTAGAGCAGCTGGTTATGGAGCACAGTCTGATTTTGATCAGAATCAACAAAGTGATTTTAGAGATGCAATGAAAGATATGCAAGAAAGAGATCAGTATAGAGATCAAATGGACTTCAAAAGAGAAGAAGCAGTTAATCAAAGAGCTGCTACGCAAGATAAACTATCTGTTGAACGTGAAAAAATAACAGCTCAACGTGATATTGCCAATACAAATCTTGAAATTGCACGTGAAAATAAAAACAAATATGATGTGCAATCTGCAAAAAATAGCAAACAAAAAGATACTAAAAAGAAGAAAAAATAAGAGTTAGCTATATACTCCTAAAAAAATGAATTTAATCTAAAATTTTTAAGGTTTATAATAAAAAACTTTTGTATATTATTTATGTAATAATTAAAAACCAACAAATTTAAAATTATGGCAGATATAGAAAAAACCGTAGAAACTAATGTTCAAGATGTAGATATTAACTTGGACGAAATCTTTAGTGGAGCACCTGGAGCAAACAGTGTGACTCTACCTGAAGAAACAGAAGAAAAAAAACCTAATGTATTTTCAAGAGAAGGAAAAGTAGATATGTCCTTCCTTAATGAAGAAGATGCAGGCAAACAAGAAGAACCAGTTATTGAAGAACCTAAAGATGAATCAACAGATCTTAATCAAAAAGTAGAAGAAACTGAAGAAGTTGAAGAAGCTAAAGAAGGAGTAGAAGTAAAACAAACTCCAGAACCAGTTGCAAAAGATGAAATTGATGAACTATTAGCTCCTGAAACAGATGAAGAAGTTGAAGAAGCTCCAAAGAAAAGAGGAAGAAAACCTATATCAGGAATGGCTGACATAGTTAATAAATTAATTTCTGAGGATAAATTAGTAGGCTTTGATGATGAAAAACCATTAGAAGAATATAGTGCAAAAGATTTTGAAGAACTTATTCAAGCTAATTTAGATGAAAGAGCAAATGCAGTAAGAAGAGAAACACCAGCACAGTTCTTTAATAGTTTACCACAAGAATTACAGATAGCAGCAAAATATGTTGCTGATGGTGGACAAGATATGAAAGGTTTATTCAAAGCTTTATCACATGTTGAAGAATCATATCAACGTGATATTAAAACTGAAGCTGATCAAGTACATATTATCAGAGAATACTTAGGTGCTACTGGATATGGTAGTGATTCAGAAATTGATGAAGAAATTGAAATTTGGAAAGATCTTGGTAAGCTTGAACAACAAGCATCCAAGTTTAAACCAAAATTAGATAAGATGCAAGAAAAAGTTGTTGCTGCAAAACTTAAAGAGCAGGAAATGAAAAAGAAACAGCAAGAACAAGCATCTCAAAATTATATGGCAAATGTTTATAATACACTAAAAGGTGGTACAATAGGTGATCTTAAAGTAGATAAAAAAGTACAATCACTTATATATAATGGATTAGTTAATCCTGCATATCCATCAATTAGTGGTGAGAATACAAATTTACTAGGACATCTTTTAGAGAAGTATCAATTTGTAGAACCTAATTATAATTTAGTATCTGAAGCATTATGGTTGTTAGCTGATCCTAATGGTTATAAAGCACAGATAATGAAAAAAGGAGAAAGTAAAGCTGTTGAAAAGACTGTAAGAAAATTGAAAACAACTCAAACAAATAAGAGTGCATCAAGTACAGGAAGATCAACAACATCTTCATCTTCTAGTAAACCTGCAAAAAGAAAAATTTCAAGAGGAAATATATTTAAAAGATTTTAATAACATTATAAAACAAAAATAAAATGGCAGTAAATACTCAATATTCAAACCTTACTAATTCTGAAAGATGGCTTGGTATACCAGTAACAGGACGTGTAGGTGACGGCATGGCTTGGATTTCAGCAACAGATATTGTATTAGTTGAGCAAGATTCATCAGCAAATACAAAAACAAACATATACTATAAATCTGGTACAGATACTAGTACTGTACAGCTAACACATGCAGCTGATACAGATAAAAGAAATGCTATAAATATAATGGAAGCATTATGGAAACTAAATACCAGAGAGGATGTTGTAAAACAAGAAGTAACAACTGCAACAGCTGTATCAGCAATTAAAACTGGATGTAGTATTTGTCCAAAAACAGAATCAAGACAAGCTATATCTACAGGAGCAATAGATCCTAAAATTCCTCTTGTTCTTTTAAATGTAACTGGAACTAAAGCTTATACAATAGCTGATTCAACTGAAATAGGTTTTACAATACAAATAATAGTAACAGTTGCAGAAAGTACACCAGCAGGTACATTAACACCTACCTCAACATCAGGTGCATATTCAACAATTGCATTTGATACACTTGGTCAAGGAGTAGAATTAACATGGACAGGTGCAGGTTGGGCAGTAACAGGTAGATCATCTGGTGCAAATGCAACTACAGATGTAGTTAAAACTTTACCAGTTCTAGCATAAAAAATATAAAACAAAAAAACAACAACAAAAACAATTATTAACTAAAAAAGGATTTAAATTATGGCAACTCCAGTTTTAAACAACGGCTTGTTCTTAAGAGATACAAGCTACAAAGCGAGTTCACATATTGACTCTTATCACTTAGCAAGTATGTTAGGTAACGCAGAACCAATGGACATGGGTCCAGTTGATCTGTGGGCAATGACGCAAAAGGTAGAAATGCCTTTATACCAAATGGCTTCATTCGGT